CCTGGTGTTGCACCTGCGCATTGAAAGACTGCTCCGTTCCAATGTCCGATATATTCACCTATTTCCGACAAAGCTTGAACGATGGGTGCTGTAGCCGTGGAACTTGTGTTTGAATCAAACCATCCAGTTTTTGGAATCTCCCCATCTTCGGCAGTTGCAGTATATACCTCAGCATCATCACTATCAGTGATTAGCGCAACGCCAAGCAGCCCTGGGGATAATGTGTAGGTTTCGCTATCGGTTGCTTTGCTGTAAGATCCAGAAAAGTCATTCGGAATGCGGGTATATAGACCATTGACACTGCTGATTTCAGCTCCATACACGTTGTAGCTGTCCTCTGTGAATGCCACATAGCCACGCTCCACCGTCCGTGGCTCAAGAACCAAATAACGCTCCCACCAAGGATTATCGTTATACATGATATGGGCAGCAGAGTTTAGCAGAAAGCTGATATTGTCCAGCTCTGTTCCTGCCGCAAATGCAGCGCCAGCCCTTGCTTGTGTCAGCCGAACCAAGTCAGCCCAATTTCGTGTATTCTGTGCCATTATGCTAGTGCTGCATCAGCGTGCAGTGTCTTCATTAAATACTTGTCGTAGTCGGGATTGCTTAGGTTGCCATCAACCGATTGGCATTCCCCTTTTTGTCGAGCCATGATGTAGGCTGCTTGATTGACGACTCCACGATTCTCCAAACCATTGTCAGCGAAATGCTTGTAGAAAAACTTCTTGCAACGCTCGTTCTCGTCGGGCGTGAGTTCTCCCATCATACCTTGAATCAGCTTGCGCTTAGTCTCGGTGGGTAGCTTGAACAGCTTGAAAATCTTGGTGCTTACTTGTCCGTCAGTCATAGTGTATAAGGAAGGGTGTGGCAGGATTAGACCCACCACACCCAAACTGTTAATTGTTAGACGTTGGACTCGTCAGAGCAAGCAATCTTGCCGAGACGATTTGGGCCTTGAGAGAGGAGCGAACCGTAGCAGTCACAAGCACCAACTGGGCCTGCACCACGATCTTCATACTCTTCAGAACCTTCACCCCAGATTTGACCGAACTCAAGGTAAGCTGGGTCGATGAGGTATCCGCGATACTTAGTAGTAGTATCGGCTGCAACTGCAAGCTGCGGATTGGCGTTGATGATCTTGACCTGACCGAAATCAGAGTCATACATTTCAACGTTGTAAGGAATGACCGCTGTGCCATTCATGTTGTAGTCAACCTGCGATGCAGAACCCGCTGTGCGAGTCATGTTGGCTACGATGTTAGTGCGGAGACCGCTGAATGCAAGCAAGTGCAAGTCGAGGTATTCTCCACCTTCACCGAACATGGATGCGAGCTGTGCATTCAGAGCAGCATCATCATAGTTGGCTACTGTGCCACCATAGACCGATGCAGCCTGTGTGCGATAAGCGGCAGCGAAGTTGGTATTAGTAGGATCGGTGATGTTACCGAGACCTTCAGTGATACCAGCAGTAGTGCCAGGAACGTCAGCAGTCTTGTCTTGGTCGCCGTAGAAGGTATACTCCTTATTGCGAATGAGCTGCTTCAGAGCTTTCTCCTTAGCATTCTCCTTGTCAACCGAAACCGCAGAGCTATGAGCTTGCTGTTCGCGAGTGACAGACCATTCTTGAGTCCAGCGTTGAGCTTGACCAATATAGTCGCCAACCGCAGTGAACTGATCGCCACCGTTGTCTGTGCTGTTCTGTTCGATGTGACCTGCCGCACTAGGTGTAGCAAGTTCGTCCATAAGAACGCGAGGGTTCTTGTTAGTAATATTCCGTGTAGGAAGCAAGCCCACAAGAGGAGCTTGGGTTGCTGCGTGGAGCATTGCAGTTTGCTTCAAGTCCTCACGATTTGTCGAGAGTGTTGAAGGTGCTGCATTTGTTGCTGAATCTGATACTGCCATAATTTATTTTCCTTTTCTGATTAGTTCGCGCTTCTTTCGATCAGCAGCTTGGCGATCACGAAGGGATGCACCTGTTTTTCCGCTTGCGATGTCTTGAAGCTTTTGAATTTGTGATTTGATAGATTTCGGTGATGTGTTGCTCCCCTTTGGAAGAGAAGCAGACTCATTCTGTGCTTTCGGAGCTTTACGAGTCTTCGGCTTGCGATCCGCAATGGATGCCTTGCTAAAGATGTCGAACAGCTTCTTGGCATATTCGGGTTTGACAGACTTAATAACTGCGAAGCTAGGATCTGAGATGAACTCCTCGAAGGTGCTTGCCTCCTTTTCGTTCATGTTTAGAGTTTGCTTCAGGGTTTCGATTTCGGTGTCTTCATCGTCGAACAGTTTAGCTACCTTCTTGATCTCCGTCTTACGCTCGCGTAGCTTAGAGATATTTGACTTCTGATCCTTCGACCACTGCTTAATTGCTGCGGCTGAATAGAACTTTCCGTCTACTGTAGCTCCACGAACATCTTCTCCACTTGCCGAGTCATATTCTGACGTTGATTCGTAAATCAGTGCATCAGTGTATTTCTCGATATTGGCCTCAACAGCTTCGATGGTTGAATCAACCTGCTCAACTGTGTGGACGTTGCCAAATGGTGAATCCGTAGTTGCCGTAACTGATGCTGTAGCTTTGAGCTGTTCATCCTTGGCTTCTAGCTCTTGCTTCAACTCTCGTATCTGCTTGCGCTGTTTGCCGAATGCTGCACCTGTTGATGGCTGGAGTTCAGTGAGATGTGCTTCCTTGTCCTCGTCTGAGAGAGCATCGAAATACTCCTTTGAAAGAACGGGTGGCTTATCATCCTTTTCGTCATCCTCGGTTTCCTCAACGTCTTCAGTTTCCTCTTCGGAGTCTTCGACCACATCATCTGATGCGTCATCTTCCTCTTCGGCTTCTGGAGAATCGCCATTGGTCAATGCCTCTAGCTTTTCGTCTCGTTCCTTTTGGATGTCGGCAAGTGTTGGTAATGCCGTCTCTACTTCCTGAGTTGCTTCTTCGGCATCAGGGATTGCCGCTTCGTCTGTGTCTGTCATAATAATCTACCATGTTCACGGAATGGTGCGTCCTTAATGAAAATGTATCACGCTCCCCGACATGAGCTTACGAATTAAGCCCAAGAGACAGAATCTCGTCAGTGATGTACATAGCTGCTGCTGAAGCCTTCATGTCGTAGTTCTCACTACCTTGACCCCACGCTGCTTGCAATAAGCCGTCACGTTGCTGCTCAAAATAGCGATGCAACCCCACGGCGAAGTCCTTGTTATCCTTCAGGAAGTCAATGACCTCTGTGATAGTTTTAGGCTGCAAAGGGACGATTGCCCCCGCTGCTGACGCTGCAACCTTCTTGGTCGCTCGCTTCTTTGTTGTCTTCTTAGCTGGCATCCTGAATTCCCTGTACGTTCATGTTGCCAACCGATGCTGCACGTGCGCCTAGTGGCCCATACTCGTCACGGTTGATTTCTTGGTTCTTGACCTGCTGGAGCTGCTTAACATATTGCTCCATAAGCATTTGGAACTGCTGGCTTTGACCGAACAGAGTCGGAATGCCTTGAGCCTCAAACTGCTGCTGCTCTGCAATGTAGTTCTGAACCACTGCAATACGTGCATCAATTGCGTCGGCTCTTGCCCCTGCTGCGAATCCTGCACTCATGCGCTGAATGTCGTCTGCTGTCTCATCCTCGATTCGTGCTGAACCTTCGGCTTCTGGGCGCATAATCATTTCACCTAGCATTGGGTCTGCTGCATTGAGCAACCATGCTGCCGTCTCGTCGCTTCCCACCTTACTAGGCGAGAGCTGCTTAGCTTGCTGGATGACGTTGGACAGACGCTCAAGTTGCTCTGGGTCGTCGTAGGTGGAGTTAAAGCTGATGCTCAAATCCATCTCAGTCTCGGAGTCATTCTTGATGAACGTAGTTCCCTCTGTGTTGCCTGTGACACGGAAGTAGAGTTCATCTGGCCCTTCTAGCTTATATGTCTCGTAAGCCATTGCTAAGACCTTCTGGACGTGCCTACGAAGGAAGGAGTCAACATAGTGACGCTGACGAACCTCGGAGAGCGGGTCTTCTGGGGACTGACCAATGTGCTGCATTGCTTGGTCGTTGACGATCTGCTCAAGGTTGATGTTTGGCGCGAAGTCCTGCGGCTTGTTGATGAACTCAGGCTTACGGTTGCTTGGCCCGTTCATGCGACCACCTGGCCCCACTTGGCTAAGGTCAACTCCTGGCCCTGCCCACATCATCGGAGAAGCGCCCCATTGAGCTTCATCGACATAGTTGTCTAGGATGGTCTTGGAAATCTTCTGCGGAGCTTTAAGTAGCTCAGGCCACGTAGGAGACTCGTAAAGTGTCTTTGCCTCGTAGGTGAGGGGTGTGACTACGAATGGATATTTGGTGCGTCCAGACTGAAGCTTGCGATAAGCGTGTGATGCTGTATCTGGCAACTCTCCCGCCATTTTGGGCGACCATACGGTAAGGTAGATGCCCTCGGCTCCGTCCTCTTCGTCAATCAGTCGCTCGTAGGTGAATACCACCTCAATGAAGTCACGTGCGTCTGAGCTAGTGCGGTTCCCACGGTTGCGTCCTGTAATCTCGTAGCTGACTGTGCCTTGGGGGGAGTTGAAATCACTCTCGGACATGCCCGTGTGATTCTGAATCATGTAGTCCACCCATTCGGCATCCCATCCCATCGTCTCACGATAGTTGACCAAATCCTGCCCAGTGAGCAACATTCGCATGTGGACTCGCGGAGACTCCTGCACGTTCATCACGTAAGCTGGGAGAATCACATCTGCATCAGATGGTAGAGTGCGAACATCAAAGGTTCCCTCGTCTTCAATAACAATCGGAATGTCTGCCGCTCCGTCCTTGCGTAGCTGCTTCAGTGCCTTCTTGACACGCTTCTCGTTGACAATCCAACCCTCGACCTCGTTGAACATGGTGACAAGCTCCTCGACGCGATCTTCGTCAGATAGCAGCTCAACAAATGCTTGTGTCTGCAATGCCTCCACTTCTTCAAGCTCTGGGATGGACTTCACCATCTCGTCAAAGTCAAAGGTCTTGGTGACGCTGCGATTCTTCTTTTGCCACCCGCAATAGGTGATGGCTACACCCTTCTCGAACCAGAAGGACGACGCAAGTTCCATCTCGCGCTGAAAGTTACTGATGCCGCTGTCACGCATCCACTTGAGCATGACGCTGACCTCTGCTGCACGTTCTACGTCTGACGCTTCTCGCGGGTAGGCGCGAATCTGGCTACGGTTCATGCCATTCATGCAAAGAGCTACCCCGTTCTGGATAGCTCGATCTGCTGTAAACACCTCAGTATCAGACGCATACTTATACGGGAATGCGTCGTCATCGTGCTTCTTGAGGTCTGTTGACTTGTTCGCCCAGTTGTTGCGGCGAATGTCGCGGTTCTCGTTGCAAATCTCGAAGTGAAATTCAAGGTCGCTTACGTCCTTATCGTAGATTTCTTTGAACTTCGTAAAGTCAAAGTCGTCGATGTAGATGTCCTGCTGTCCGTTCTTGTTTTGGTCTTGTGCCATGTCAGTTTATAAATGGTGAATCTGGGTTTCGTCGTGCATATTCGACCTCAAACTTCTTCTTAGCCCTAAGTAAATACTTCTCAGATACGCCAAAGTAGTCTAAAATCTCATCGTCAGAGTCGAATACCAGATTGTCTCCAGAGATTTCTACTCGTATTTTCTCAATAGTAACCCAATACCCGACGTGTTCACGGATATGGTCTGGACTTACATGGATAGGTTCGGTTTCCATATGTAGAAATACTTTCCGTCTTGTGAACCTCGCTCTACAAGAATTCGGGCTTTAGGTTGAGAGAGTCGGGTTTTACGGTTCTTAGGCACGCTCACCATTACTTTCTGCTTACGTTCGCGGTCATATGCTAGCATCCAGCGCGGGTTGGCTACGGGCTGCTTGATTGCTTCAACATATACCACGTCGGGGGTAGCCGTCTCAACAATGACCATCTCATGCTCGTAGTGAGCACATATCTTAGCAATTCCGCTTGGCTTGATCTGCTTGTCGTCCAAGTCGGATTCACTGCATACTTCGTTTCGGACTCTGCCAATCTGCATGGCAGTCTTTCCTAGTTCCTTGGCTAGTTCGCCACATGTCATGTTACTCATAAATTAGTATCCCTTTCCTTGTCGTGTTACCTTCATCGAAGCTGCGTCAATGAAGCATATCCCTGCACCCTCGTCGTGAGTCGCAGCATAGCGGGGAAGGTCGATGAAGTCCTTGAGAGGTTCGTCCTTCTTCCCGTTCTGGCAGTAGTTCATAAAGCTGAAGATTGAGTTGCCACAGTCGCGTGACATTCGGAAGCTCGGAGAGTTGGTGAACTTATCGAAGGGCTGCTTGGTATCGAAGGCTAGCCACTCTTGAATCTTAGGTAGCCCCACTTCCTCAGTTGCGCCAAATGACGGAACTGTTTCAATGCCAATGTCATACAGCTCATCCTGCAATGTGCGCTCGCCATCATCTGCCGTCTGCTTGGGGCTGTGTGCAAAGCGAATATCAATGATGCGCTCAAAGATCGGAATGTTGCTCTCAATCTTCGTCCACTCCATTTGCAGAGAGCGGATAGACAAGCCTCCACAGTCCTCTGCTGCCACGCCACGCTTCCACGTCACCGCATCATCAGACCGAACCTGAGACTTGCCTTCCACTGCCCATTCACCATACGTTGCGCGATCAGGCCATTCAGCCCATTGTCTTACGTCACCCTTAGCATTCACACCATACCAAGCACATGCCCACGACTTCGCACCAGCAGGGTCAATGACTTGATAGTTTGTCCATGAACCGTCAGAGAAGTCAATATTCTCCTCTTCTGGGTCGTAAATATGTGCCACCTGGTCAAAGGTATTGAACATGGCAGTCATGCTCTTAGTCGGGTAGCCGTATAGCACCTTCTTGATTTCCTCTACAGAGGCATTGGCATGATTTCGGGCGAGACGCTTCCAGTTAGAGAACGGATTCCGCTCGGAGTGGTAATAGACAATGGCCATATTGTCGCGTTCATGTGGCTCTTGCACATAAGGCATCAGTTCCCCGTCAAGTAGGGATGCAGGTAGACTCTCGATAGTCTTAGCACCGTCTAGCATGGAACCTACACACGGTGTGTATCCACGTAGCGGAGTGAACGTCACTAGAATCTTGGCATCAAAGTCACCGCAACGAGAGCGCAATCGCTTCAGAAGCGTTTCATCGCCCAAATACTCATCACACCAAGTGCCGATGTTGATGAACTCACAGGTCTTGACTGGAGCACCCAGCTTAGCACCCTCAATCACGGAGTCATCGTTCTGGAACTGAGTGTAGAATTTGAAGTAGCAGACTGAGCCGTTCGGGAGGATGAACTTGTTGCCAGTGAATCCCGTAGCCTTGGAGTAGTTGATCTTGGCAACCTCGTCCTTCTGCTTCTTCTTGAACTCCTGCGGCATCATCTCCCATAGGTAGGGCTGCTGACGCTCGACGCTGGCATCCTCATTCTGCGCCCAGCACACAATCTCAGTGTTGGGGTTCTCTATGAGGGTACGCATAACTAGCCATGCTGCACTACGCGATTTCCCACTGCGATTGCCACCCAGCACCCACACTTCGTCAATCTTAGTGTCAGCTAGGAGGCTTTTCACCTGCTCCTGCTGTGGTAACACAAAACTGTTATACACAGGATCAACGACGGAAGCCTCAATACGGTCATTATGCACCTGAATGCTCTGAAGGTAGGCTTCAGGGTCATTGTCAATCATCCATAGCTGATCCTCGTCGGAGGGTGGCTGGAGAATGGGATGCTCTGTGTATTCTAGTTCCATTATGCTTCGTAAATAATTCGATCTACGCGAATGCCGAGGTGCATGTGCAGCCAATCACGTAGACCATCATCTGGTCTGTGCTTAACGATAACATCTCCGAACTCATAACCCTCTAGCTTCTGTGGGTTATTTGCCCACTGCCTGTTACTGAACCGCAACATGCCCTCTTCGGGTGGTCGGTAGTCCGATTCGTTTGTGATTATCATTTTAGTCTTCATTACGCTTCAATAATGTCCTCTTCGACCTTCTTGGCTTCCTTGGCCTTGGCAATGCGATCCTTCAGCTCTTGCTTCTTCTGATCGTAGTCGTCTTGGCTCACCACGTGCTCTACAACGTGCTTCTGGACGTTGTTACCCGTAAGCTTGCCATGAATGTCTGTAAGCCCTTGTAGCCCCTTCACGGACTTGAAAACCACGTTCTCGTCCACCTCAATGTCACCAGACTCAACACGATCACCGAACTTGTTCATAATCATGCGGTGAGTGTCTAGCCCTTCAAATGTCAGAGAGGCAACCTCAGACCCCCAAGCATTGCGAACCTCTTGGCACTCTGGGTCTGCCATTAGCTCGGCCTTGGTGTCGTAGTAGAAGTTCTTGGTAATACCATGCTTCTTGCGGAACTCAGTGACTTGGCAAGGCTGCTGGATGACGTGCTGTGCTACGAGTGCCCAATGCTTAGGATTGCGGTGACACCATGCTCGGTTGTGACCTGTGGCCTCCTGCGCATTCTTCAGTGCCTTGGCAATGTAGTGCTTGGTTTCTATGGCTAGTTCCTCACTCATCTTCTTCGTATTCCTTAACAATTTCCATAGTTTCAGTGTCAAGGATATGCGCCCAGTCATATTTCCACTTCTTCTCGCCCTCATACAGCCCGTTGAGCTGCTTTAATTCAATTGTAGCCTCAACCTCCTCAATGTAATTGCTAGCAATCAGAATGTCTTCAGCACCACCAGAGGGGTAGTAGAGTGACCCGTAGAATCCTATATATCGTTTACTCATAATCTTCATCGTCCTCCCAATCGTCCCATCCTGCCATTTCGCGCGACATTTCCTTTTCATACTCCATATCTTCAAGTGCGTCTCGGAACAGCATACGTCCAACG